ATTACGTCAGGTTGGAGCGGATGTTGGCGGGCATGTTGACCCGCAAGCCTGTACGGCTTGAAGACGTTAGCGATGTTGTCACTGAGCAGCTGTTTGACGTTGACCTGCAGGGCAATGATCTGAACGTTTGGACGTATGAAACGGCCCGTAAGTGCATCCGCTACGGTCACGTTGGCGTTCTTGTTGATGCGCCAAAGGCAGGCGACAACGGCAGGCCTTACTGGGTGTCGGTGACGCCCCGCGACATCCTGGGATGGCGGTCTGAGGTGAAGGACGGCAAGCAACAGTTAATCCAGCTGCGGCTGATGGAAACCATCACCGTGCCCGATGGCCTCTATGGCGAGAAGCAGGTGCAGCAGGTACGGGTGTTAACGCCTGGCGCTTTTGAGATTCACCAAAAGGACGACAAGGGCGACTTCCGCTTGATCGACGAAGGCACCACCAGCCTCAGCGAGATTCCGTTCTCTGTTGCCTACTCCAACCGCGTCGGTGTTCTTGAGTCGCGGCCACCACTGGCAGACATCGCCGAGCTGAATCTCAAGGCCTATCAGGTGCAATCTGATTTGGACAACCAGCTGCACATCAGCGCCGTGCCGATGCTGGCCATCTACGGGTTCCCGCAGTCAGCAGAAGAGATCAGCGCAGGCCCAGGCGAAGCCATGGCGTTGCCCGAGGATGCACGGGCTGAATACATCGAACCCGGAGGCAACAGCTACGACGCGCAGTTCCGCAGGCTTGACCAAATCGCCAGTCAGATCAACGAGCTAGGCCTGGCCGCTGTGCTGGGTCAAAAGCTCAGCGCAGAGACTGCAGAGGCCAAACGCATCGATCGCAGCCAGGGCGACAGCACCATGATGGTCATCGCTCAGCAGATGCAGGATTTAGTTGACAACTGCCTCAAGTTTCACGCGCAGTACATGCAGCAGCCGCAAGCTGGCAGCAGCTTCATCAACCGCGACTTCCTGGGCCAGCGCCTCGAACCGCAGGAGATCCAATCACTGCTGCAGCTCTACACCGCAGGCACGATCACGCAGGAAACACTGCTCAACCAGCTGTCTGCTGGTGAGGTGCTAGGCGATGAGTTCGACGTAGAAGAGGAGATTGAGGCCACGCAGACCGGCGGCCTGATCGAGATGGAGCAGCCTAAGCCCGAGCCTGCGCCTGAAACAGAAGCCACAATGCCAGAAGCAGAGCCGGAGGCTAAAGATGAGTTGGCTGGATAATCTGCGCAAGCGCAAGCCGGAAGAGCCGATCAACCGGCTGTTGTTCTTTTCAAAGCAAGAGCTGGCAGAACAAACCTATGCAGTCATCAGGATCACCTGGTACCTACATGGCAAAATCACGGCAGTATCAGAAACTGCGATCGGCTTATACGATCAAGATGTCATTGCCGAGTTTTCTGATCTTGTCGGCAACGCGCTGCGTGCTGGCTGTGACGTGTCGGTGGCCTGTATTGATGACCCGCAATATCTGGGCATTTATGACTCATGAGCACGCCATCGGAGCTGTATCGCAATGCCATCGATCTCAATCGATTCAGCAACGGCGTTGCCAAGCGGATTGCTGTTACATACAACGATCTAGTTTTGGACGCTGTTAATCAGCTTCGTGGCATTGATGAGCTTGCTGCGCCTGCAAAAGCTGCACGGCTTCGGGCGATCCTCGCGCAACTGAAAGAATCGTTGGATGGCTGGGCAGGGGCCAGCACGCTCTCAGTGGTTGACGATCTGCAGGGCTTGGCAGAACTGCAGGGGGAGTTTGTGGCTAATGAGCTGCGGCAGGCTTTGCCGATTGAGCTGCGACAGCAGATCCGCAGCGTGCAGATCAGCCCGCAGTTTGCGCAGTCCGTCGCAACCATTGACCCGACCGAAATCAACGTGGTGTCACTTAGCGATGACCTGCAGGCTGCTGTCACCGGGGCACCGCAGACGTTCAACTTGACGGCTGCCCAAGGCACGACCGTGACGCTGCCAAACGGCAAGGTGCTGGAGAAGTCGTTCAGAGGCCTGGCCGAGTCGCAGGCCGACCTGTTCGCCAAGACGGTGCGCAATGGCCTGCTGGCTGGTGAGTCAACGGACAAGATTGCGCGACGGCTCAAAGGTCGTTTGCGTTTTGGACAGCCAGGCAGCTTGCGGCAGATTGCGCAGGCGGGTGGTGAGGTGACAGCAGTTGCCAATCATCAAGTGTTGGCTCTTGTCCGCACCAGCATTAACCAAGTGGCCAACGAAACCAGCCAGCAGGTTTACAAGGCCAACCAAGACGTGACCAAGCGTTATCGCTACGTCGCGACATTGGACAGCAGGACATCGCCCATCTGTCGTTCTCTCGACGGGCGGACTTTTGAGTATGGCAAGGGGCCGACACCGCCGCAGCATTTCAACTGCCGCTCGACCACTGTGCCAATCATTGATTACAGCGGCTTGGGAATCTCGCGGCCACCACAGACAGAACTGCGCAGGCCTAACACTGCCTTTGGCCCGTCCCGTGCCAGACGCGGTGACACTGTGCCCAGCAATCAGACTTACGGCGAGTGGCTAGATAAGCAGCCCAAGGAAGTCAAAGCCGACGTGCTTGGTGCATCGAAGGTGCCGTACTTCAACCGACTGACTGAGAAGTTCGGACCGACAGTTGCTATCCGCAAGTTTGTGGCCCGCGATGGCTCAGAGCTAACCTTGGAACAGCTCAAGCGTCGTTATCCCCTATGACTCTTCCTGCTAAGTACAAGTTCACGGCGCAAGGCGCTGAGGACAAGCCGAAGGCGACGGCCAAGAAAAAGTCCGCTAAAAAGGAAGCACCTTCGGAGGCTGACTGATGCCTGGACATTACGGGATGGGTAAGCCCAAGAAAAAGAAGAAGAAGGGCGGCAAGAAAAAGTAATGGCACGGAAGCTGCGGCGAGTTCCGAAGGACAAGGCCACCGGCCTGCCCAAGAAGTACCTCTCAGGTGCGCGGAACCGCTCTGCCAAGGCCCGTGAGATCAAACGAACCGCCCAGGCCTACAAGGCTGGGGAGTTCATCGACATCAAAGCTGTTTCCGCATCGAGGGTGAAGCAAGGTGGCACCAAAAAGAAAACCACTAAGCGCCGCAACAAAAAAGTCTCTAAAAGAAAAGGCTGAAAAGTCGAAGTTCTTTTACGGCGAGCTGGCGGAGGTCTATCGCAAGGGCCAAGGTGCTTACCTGTCCAGCGGATCGCGGAATGTGCCGATGGCAGCCTGGGCCATGGGTCGGGTCAACAGCTACATGCGAGGCGACAAGGCGCGCACGGCTGATGCTGCGATCTACGCCCGCTACAACAAGAAACGATGAGCATCAAACGCGGTGGCCATACGTTTGCGGGCTATGACAAGCCCATCCGCACGCCGAATCATTCGAGCGGCAAGTCTCACGCTGTCGTCATTAACCAAGGCGGCAAACCGAGGCTCATTCGGTTCGGTGCGCAGGGTGCTGACACGAAACGTCCGCGCAAAGGTGAGAGTGCTGCGGACAAAGCTAAGCGGGCTGCATTCAAGAAACGCCACGCGAAAAACATCGCGAAGGGCAAGACATCTGCCGCATTTTGGGCGGACAAAGTAAAGTGGTCGTGAAATCAACCTTACGGGTTATTCATGTCTGAAGAGCAGAATCTGGAGATTACGTCTCCCGCAGCTCCGAACAATGCCGAGCTGGATGCACTCAAGAACAGCATCCAAGCGTTAGAGAAAAAGAATTACGAGCTGATCGGCAAGCTCAAAGAAGCAAAAACTGTTCCTGACGGTGTTGATGTTCAGGAGCTGCTTGAGTTCAAACGCAACGTCGAGCAGAACAAACTCGAATCAGAAGGCAAGTACACCGAGGCGCGTCAGGCTCTTGAGCAGCAGTTCCGCGAGGCTGCTGAAGCCAAGGACAAGCGGATTGCTGAGCTTGAAGCACGAGTCCGCGAGCTAGAGCTGATTGCACCTGCGAACACAGCATTGGCCGATGTTGTGCATGATCCGAGCATCGTATTCAAAGCCGACTTGCTGAAGCCGGATCAAATTGAGCGTGAGGCTGATGGCACTGTTGTCGTTGTGAACGGCTACGAGCGCAAGCCGATTAGCGAGTGGGCTAAGACTTTGCCCAGCTATATGCAGAAAGCACCCAAGCCAGTTGGTAGCGGTGCGCCTTCAGGACGCAGCACAGGTGGCGACATCCCACCAGGCACAAAGAATCCTTTCGCCAAAGAGTCCTACAACCTCACAGAACAGTCGCGGCTTTATCGCACGGATCGGGATATGTACGAGAGGTTGAAAGCTGCTGCTAACCGTTAATATGTTGGGCAAGGCAAAGCTACGCAGAGCCAAACGGGTTACGCCCACACCGTAAACATCTTTTTTGAGGATCTGTCATGGCGACTCTTCGCTCTGACATCATCATCCCCGAGGTATTTACGCCTTACGTCATTGAGCAAACCACTCAGCGTGATGCCTTCCTGGCTAGCGGTGTGGTGCAGCCCATGGCGGAGCTAAATGCTGCCGAGGATGGTGGTGACTTCGTTCAAGTGCCTTTTTACAAGGCAAACCTGTCAGGCGACTTCGAGCGTCTGACGGATAGCTCTTCTTTGACCCCTGGCAAGATCACCGCAGACAAGCAGGTTGCTGCTGTTCTGCACCGTGGTCGTGCTTTCGAGTCACGCGATCTGGCCGCTCTGGCTGCAGGCTCTGACCCGATGGCTGCTATCGGTAACAAGATTGCTGACTACATCGCCAACCAGCGTCAGAAGGATCTGCTGTCCTGCCTGGCTGGCATCTTTGGCGCTGTTGGTGATACCAGCTCCGCTTCTTTCGCAGCCCTGGCGGTTGATGGCGCGTCTGGAGACACCCCCACCCAGCTGACTGCACGTCAGATCGTTGAAGGTCAGTCCCTGCTCGGCGACCAAGGCGACAAGCTGGCTGCCATCGTTGTTCACCCCAAGGTGTACTACGACCTCAAGGAGCGCCGTGCCCTTGACATGATCTACGACGATGCAGGTCAACCTGACACCGCCGCAGCTCAAGGCTCACTGGCTAACGCCTTTGGCTCCGTGGCTATTCCCACCTTCATGGGAATGCGCGTGATTGTGTCTGCTGATGTGCAGACTGCTGGCTCTGGTTCTTCTACTGAGTACGCCAGCTACATGTTCACCCAGGGTGCCGTTGGTACCGGTGAGCAGCTCGGCCTCCAAACAGAGACCGACCGTGACATCCTCGCCAAGAGTGATGCGATGTCGATCGATCTGCACTACGTGTATCACCCGATCGGTTCTTCGTTCTCCACTTCAGTTTCTAACCCCACCCGGGCACAACTGGAAACCGTGGGCAACTGGACCAAGGTGTACGAGACCAACAACATTGGCATCGTGCGGATTACCACCACCAGCGCACTGGATTGAGGAGGTAACTAACCATGGCATCCATTTTTGAGGCAACGGCTGGCAATCTTGTCGGCCCCGCAACTGGCGGCACTGTCACCCAGGCCACCAGCAAGGCCACTGCCGTGACTCTGAATGCAGAGTCAGGTCAAATCACCCTTGACGATGCTGCACTTGCAGCAGCCGCTGAGGTTTCTTTCACTGTCAACAACGACAAGATCGCTGCCACTGACGTGGTGGTCTGCAACCACGGTTCTGCCGGAACTGCTGGCTCTTATCTTGTCCAAGCAAACTCGATTGCCGCTGGATCTTTCAAGATCACGGTTGCAAACGTGTCTGCTGGTTCACTTAGCGAGGCAATCGTTGTGAACTTCGTGGCTCTGAAGGGCGCTAGCTCCTGATGGGTCTCTTCGCCTTTAGGCGGATGAAGGAACGTGAGGCTGCTGCACAAGCGGCGGCCTCCGCTCCTAAAAAGCCGACCAAAAAGACTTCTACTGTGACGCCCGATGGCAGTAACAATCGACGCAACAGCGGGCGGCGCAA